CTGAAGTATACGCGCCGCGATTAGTCCGGGTCTACCCTTTTCTCCCCCGCTTTCTTGGTACTCAGGGTCACCATACAAAATGGTGTGGATATAACTACTTTGGTCGTTCCATCGCAGATAAAGTGCCCCTCTCTCTGCCGCCGCAAACGCAATGATGTCGTACCAATCAGCGGGGACTTTTATGATGGTCTGCGCAAGGGTGCTGGAAAATTGATGTCGTACTTGATACGGAAGATAAACGTTGTAGTTTTGCCCTGGCTGGGAACCGAACCAGAACATATTCCCGTAACGAGTATAGCGAAATGGCACTCCACCAGGCGTGAAGAGAATTGTCTGGATAGATTTCGGCGTCATGTAATCCATCGGATATGCGGTTCCGTTGTTTGCCGTTGCCACTAATCCAACGGATGCCGCTTGAAGCGGCGTCAGGAAAATAACTGGGTCCTCGGTAATCGTTACATCGTCACCCTTTTCCAAAAACCTTGCTACGGGATACATGTAGTTGCTACCCTGCCAGCCTAGTCCTGGACCGATTGTTACAAGTGGTCCTGGTTTCTGCAATTCCGTGAAAGGATAGTTGGCAGTAATCTCGCGCAACGCATCGCGTATCCATGCGCTCGGTCGCATTTCGGGGTTAGGTTGCTTGGTTGCGTCTTCTGTAACGTCAGAGCGATTCTGCAATGCTGCCGCAACCTTATTCGTGAGGTCGCTGATTCGCAGAGTCGTGCTTGATGGCTGTTCTACGCTCATACCACCACCAAAACGGATGCAGAAACCGTTCCACCAACACCAAAAAGTGTAGCTGCTGTAATCCCTTGTCCTGCTTCGGACGGGTCAAAGTAGATGAACACTCCACCCGGACCAACGGTGACCGGCGCGGGGAGTCCCGCTGCGGGCGTGTACTGGACCGTTAGGTTTGACGTGGCGCTAAGGTTTTTAATCAGCAGACCAAATATTTTTGCTGCTGGCAACGGGACAACAACCCCTCCTACTGTCGCCTGAAAATAAGGCTCCCAATACACGCCAGTGCCGCCAGTTGCAGCGCTCGGTAAAGTTGGATTCTGGAAATCGAAACTCGCAATTTGAGGGAAGTTGGTAGTGTTCTGGTCCGTGACCACGGCTAGGGCTTGGAGGATACAGTTGATGTTTGGTGTGGACACGCCTTCCTCCTACGCAACAATCAGATTGTACACCATTGAGGCCGTGGTGCAGCGGAGTGTTATTGTGGTTTTACTCCACGCAACTGAGCCGCGGTACAAAATTCCGCCGTTATTTCCATCTTGCCCGACAATAGTTAGCGGTATTCTTCCCAAAGAATGCGTGATGGTAAAGTCTGTGTTAGCAGCTCCCGGCGTGGTTCCTGTAACTTTCCAGCAATTAATGTTCTTGTCTTTGTCCGCATTGGACATTGTGGAGCCGAAGTTAACATTCCCATTTAAGACTAGTGCAATTCGCTCACTCCACCGCGCTAGGTTCCGTGGAACCTTCTCATCGCCCAAACATGTTGGTTGCGCTCTGCTCATCTCAGTACACCGTAGTTTCTACCCTTCCTTCGAGTCGTACTTTAGTAATGGACAACGGGCCGGAACCTGGCACTCTCGAAACTGATACTTGAAGATTCTGACCTGTCAGCGCAAGGCCGACTACTTTAGAACAAATCCTGCCTGTGGCTGAAGCAGTCCCAACTGAGACCGGAGTGGAGTTGCTTACTGTGGCTCCCGAATCATCTGTACCTGCTAGATTTAGCGTGAACGTCGCTACGCCTAAATTGCGGTAAGAGATAATTACCCGGCTCACTGTCGGAGTGCGCCCTGCAATCACATCCTCTTCTTTCCAGAAGTAGAATCCGCCCATTCCTGCATCGTCAAAGTTTGTCGGGTCCAGCGTCCAGATTGCAGGCGTAAGGAAGTTCATTCCTAGAATTAGGAACAGATTCAAGGGCTGCGCTGTTCCTCCGTTCGAGGGAGTGGTGACTGTGAATAGAAGGCCGTTACTCGCCACTCCACCAACCGTCACAACGACATTCCCAGTGCTCGCCGTGGCTGGTACGGATGCAGTGATGGACGTTGAACTCCAACTGGATACCGAAGCCGCTATGCCGTTGAATGTTACTGTGCTCGTGTTTTGGGAAGATCCGAAATTCGTTCCGGCAATGATTACGGTAGTCCCAGTTGGACCACTATTAGGCGTGAGCGATGAAATAGTTGGCGCAGGCCCCGAAGCGCTTACGGTGAATAGCACACCGTTGCTGGACGAACTGCCATTGTTGACCACGACATTTCCGGTAGTCGCGCCAACGGGAACTTGCGTATAAATCTGCGTTTGGGAAGCTGATAAAACTACTGCCGATACGCCGTTGAACGTTACAACTGGGGTTTGCGGAAAGATCAGGTCAATGAATCCGCTTCCGTTGATGATCACGCCCGTACCGATGGGTCCATTGTTGGGAGTGAGCGAAATTATTACGGGGTGGCTAGGCATGGCTTCACACTAAATTGGGAGCGCAGGTCAGCGCATACTGCACTGGATTCCCAGTAATCGGCAAATCCCAAGTCGCCCAGTTCTTTTCCTCGAACGAGTACACGTACATCCGCACAAAGCCATTCATCGGGATGAGAATGACGTAGGTTAGGTAAATATACCCTGCCTTGAATTTTGGCGTGATGTTTGCGAAGGGAGAAGCCACTGCGTTAGCAATGTCAGAATAGATTGCATCACGCGCAGTCCCACCGATGGGATTAGCGCTCGTAATGCTAAGCGAGTAGATGTTGTCCTCTGCCACGAACGCTGCGCTCGGCCCGTATTGTGCGATAGACCACGGCTGCACGTTGCCGATTCCATGTTCGGAGGACCACATGTGATCGAATTGGAAGGGAGCAACCGCGCTGCCAGTGGGCGCGAATTGCGTGATTCCGTTTGTGCGGAAAATGTACCCCGCTACTCCCATCGTAGCCATTCCAGTAATCAAGTCAGGCACATCCAAGAATGGGTTGAATCCTGCGCTAGTGTTTACCGTTGGGTCCCACTGTAGCGGAAGTCCATTCGCGCTCCACCAGATTAGATTCGGGAACTTGAAGATCGTTCCCTTGCCTTCGTCTTTTACGCTGATATTCGCAAGTATGAGTTGGTTGTTCAGTTCACCAATGAACCCCGCTCCGATGTCAAGCGGACCAACCATAGTTGGCCCACCCGGAAGCGAACCGCCAACGGTAGGTGAATTCGTTCTGGAAATTCCAGCAGCCGACTGAGATACAGATGCGTCAGAGAATACCGTTGTGAACACTGGTGCCGCTGCGATACCATCCCAATACCCCATGAACGGTGTAATCACTGGAGGCTTGCCTGCTCCACCTGGCCGATGTGGGGGAGATGCAATAAACGCTACGTTGGTGTAGTAAATTGTGTTGGCAAAGGCCCGATACGCCACTGGGTTTGTTTGCATGTTCCCAGGTGAGGCTTGTCCAACGAGTGCCCAAGGATTCCCCGGCAGCAGTGCCGGATTGTACTGGTAGAGATTAAATCCTGACCAACCTACAGTGTGATAGGTTCCGTTGATGTCCAGAAATGAAGTAACGCCAAGCTGCCATGTCCCGATGCCGCCAAACGGTTGAACTAGCGCAGGGCGTGAGCGTATCTCCGCGTTGCGAAGCATGAAGTTATTGAATGAAGGGGAAGCGTTATCGGGGATGTTTGTTTCTGGGGCTTGGACGTGCAGACCTGCGTAAGTCGGATTGCCTACGTACTCAATTGAAAATGTTCCATCGCCCTTGATCTGGATTGCCAACTCATCTCCGCCTCATACAGAAATCTGCAAAAGTCCGCTAGTGATCGTATTAAGCACAAGCCCTGCAACCGGGAATGCCTTCATGTACGTCAACGTGCCACTGAATGCAGGAGAAGAGGGATTCCATACCGTTGTACCGGACAAGTCAGTTACCAAAAGACTGCCAGTCGTTGCTCCGTCCCACAACATCTGCGTTACTTCGATATTCCCCATGTATTCGGCGGTTAGCACGTTTCCGTTCGCGCCATTGTTCGCCAGCGTAGATTGCTGTGGCGTAATCCCTACTAGCAGCGTCGTTGCGCTCGGAACCATCAGCACTCGGTATCCGCCCCGCCAGCCTACTACGGTGGTCCCCTGAACAGAAATATACTGGTCCACAGCGATGCCAGCAGTGCTGGCGACTGTAATCAGCGCAGAGCCTTGACCATTTCGCACAATCGAAGTGATTGCGGTGGAAGTCGCTTGGTCAGTACTTGTGAAATTCCACGGATTGCCTGTTTTATCGCTCACTAGTTACAGTCCTCCGCTGCTTGCAGGCAAGTTAAAAAGTTGCTGGCTAGGGTCAACCGGATTGATAATTTTGGGGTCGGGTACAAGTTCGTGCCGATCCTTAGCGGCCTCGATTGCAGTTCTGAATTCAAACGAACCATTGATTGCTTGGTCCTTCGCCCAATTGCAAACCAATTTCCCGTCGTCCCACGACATATCGTCCACGGGCCACTTCATATTCGTGCGCTGGCATGTGAAATATACATGCTCCATGTACCCGCGCCAAATCATGCGTCACCTAGAGTTTCAGTTTGAAGAGGAGCTTCGTTTTTTTTTGTACCCTCAGTCCCCGGCTTCCCCGAAGGAAGAGAAGCTGGGGCTGAAGGTGTGGGGGCAGAGGAGAATTCTCCGTAGGCAATGCCGCTCAGTTTCGCAAAGTGTTTTACCTGCATCCAATCGCGTGCTTCGGATTCGCTCGCAAAGTCCCCCGCCACTCCACAGGAGCATTCAATGTGGAAAGGATTGCGCTCGAACTTTCCTTCGGAAAGAGTAGCCAAATGCCGCACGCCGCACCTCAGAAGAGTGGAATGATCGTATATTCCAAGAACAAATTCACCGCGCCATTGCCAAGAGTAAGGGCAGGGGTTGTCCCAATCAGCTTAACTTCGAGGCCGAGGTTAGCGCAATTTGCGAGCGCGATCTTAGGTCCAGGAGTTGTCACGGAGTTAACGGCGATGGTCGAAGCGCTTTGGTCAACCAATCCGGTCACTAGCATGGACAGCAGGGCGGTAGACTTTCCCACGTACTCGATCTGGAAAGCGTTGTCGGCATTCGCAATCGTGAATGCAGTGGAATTGAAAATGTACTCGGCCTTTAGCCGTGTTGGATAGTAGGCGAATCCCGCAGGAGGCGTAGAGATACCCCCGCCTGTAACCGGCGCTGGGACAAGCGTAACGGCTGTAGTCTGTAGGGCGAGAAGTTGGGCTGTGGTCAACTGATACTTTGTTCCGCGATAGACCTGACCGCTAATCACTAAGCCGCTGGGAAATCCAGTTATCGCAAACTGTTCCCACCACGGATTGAGCGTTTCCTCGAAGATAAGAGCCATCAGTTCACCTGTTTACGTTCCGTAAGACCAAAAAGTCCCTCTCCAGGTTGTCGCGCCAACACTGAAGCGCATCGTAGACTTGAACAGCAAAACTTCCGTCTTGAAATCGTCATCGGTCGCGGCCATGAGCGGCTCCCGATTGTATTTCTTGAGCTGATGTCCTTCTTTGTCGGTCAGCAAGCCCCATCCAAAAGGTGTGGTCAGGTAGTTCAATTCAAGGCCAGTCAAGTGCTCGCCCTGAATCCAGTTCAATTCGTTGTTTGCCGATCCAGGCACGCCGCCAGAGCCAAGCAACTCGCGCACGTTGCGGCGATTTTGCTCCGCGTGAACAAGATACTTCGGCTTTACGTGGGCCGGAATCCCTCGATCATCGGGTTGCAGCGCAATCATTGTGATGGCTTGCTGCAACGCAGTGTTCGTCAAATCTGAATCGGGGGTTGGGCGATTCGGGTATGTGCCGGCAGAATTGATGATGGTAGAAATGTTAGGCGCAAGAGTCGTTGCCTGTGAGCCGCCCATCAAAGGCTGCGCGGTATTGAACAGCGTAACGCCGTTCGTGGTAGTGATGGAAGTTCCGCCAAGGTTGAACAGAGAGCACGATACCGCTTCTTCCGCGTACAGTGCGGAGCGTGCATGGGACTTGGGAACATTATTGATGATTCCATACTTGTCATCCGCAATCAGTTGCCGCGTGGCCTCGGTCAGCAGTCCGTACTGAATGTGGACATACTTCCGCGTGCCGCCCTGAATGATGCCATCAGCGGCGGGCGCAGATCCTTCTTGCATCATCGGCATCGGCCCAGTGCCCGAGAGTTCGTAGTCGATCTCGTAGGCATCTTCCGACTGCATCTCGTTGATGTAGTGGGTGAACTGTGGAGCGTGCTCCTTGAGGTCGGTGGCCTGCCAGAAAATAAAACGTAACCCAGGCGCAAGAAGCGGGGGGAAGGTATTGCGCAGTAAAATGTTTCCTGGCACGGCTATTCACCTCTCTCTTGAGTAGAAAAGTATTTCATGATACATTCCCTCTATGCCCTACAAAGACCCCGAAGTTCAAAAACGGTATGATCGTGAAAAGTACCAACGCAACAAAGAAAAGATTAAGAAGCGGAGCAAAGTCCGCTACCATGCAAACCCAGAGAAATCTCTTCAAGCAAACCTCGAATGGCATCGAAACAACCGCGAGCGATACAATGCCTACCATCGCGAGTGGCGCAAAAAGCAAACTGAAGAACAAATTGCTCGGAACAGCAAAATGTCGCGTGAATGGTGCAGGAAAAATGCGGGGAAAATTAGAGCTAAAGTCCGTCTTTATCAAAAACAGAACCCTGAGAAGACTATTGCCCATGCTGCTGTCAGAGCTGCTCTTTATGTCGGGTTCCTTGTGAGGCCGAAGGTTTGTGACATCTGCGGAAAGCCGTGCAAGCCACATGCACACCATGCCGACTACTCCAAAATGCTTGAAGTAACATGGCCATGTCCGCGTTGTCATAAACTCCTTCATATAGCTAAAAAGACTCCTAGTCGAAAATCTGAGCAACCGCGTTAAGTACAACAAACAAAACGTGTCCGCCGACTGTGCCGACTGCTTCCAGTTGGCCAAGGCCGACTACGCGAACTGCCGCGCTGCCGCCAGTCTTGTTTACGTCCACGTACCAGAATCCGGTGAGCGTGTCCTTGGTCAGCCCGTATGCTACGCCGACTTGCTGGTTTGTCGTTGCGACCGGACCGGGGTTTGTCAAGCTGGTGCCGATCTTCCCGATGAAAATGGTTTCTGGAGCGGCTACTGCGAAAGCTGCAAGTCCAATGGAGATTGGTACGCCAGGAGGCGAGATTACTGCGCTTGCCTGTGTTGAGTTTGGCGAGTAACTCCCTACGTTGGAACCTGCGCCAGTAATCGGGCCAAATGGTGCAGCGGCACCTGCGCCTGTCGTCCCAAGATTCTGCGCTGCGACAACCGAGAATCCAGCAATGCCAGCGGTCAAAGTGGTTCCGTCCCAAATCTGCACACCGCCGTCTGTTCCGTTCACCTGAACTGGCACGCCAATGGGAAAGGTTTGGCCGGACTCTTCTGGTAGCCAGTTAATAGGGAATGATTTCGCTCCCCCATCATCGCCGTATGCTTCAATCGCGTCTGCGAATGCGGTAGCAGCCATGTGTTTATCGCTCCTTTGCCATTACGGAATTGGAAGGATTTGCCTGCCGGCGAGTTTCGGCAATAGCCGCAGGGTCCATCAGTTCCGTTTTGAATCCGGGAATCAACGAGGCCGCTTCCATCGGTCGGCCCGAATTGCCAAATGCCTGCGGGTAAGACTGCTGAAACGCAGCCATGAGTTGCGCCTTTTTGTGCTTGCGCCAAATATTCATCGGGAGTTTCATCAGGCGACGGTCGCCGCTGCGGATTTCATCGGAGAATCCTTCGCCGCCATCTTTGGAGGGTTTGTCTTTCTTGCGGGCAACAACGCTGGATTCGGTACACATCTTGACATCGTTCGTGGTTGCGAATTCCCAGCCGGCGAACCGCATTTCTTCCACACGCTCGTGGCGTCCCGCGTAATCGAAGGCGAAGAAATAGTGGTAATCAGTGTTAAAGAATTTGTCGATCTTGCCAGAGATGGGAGTGGAAACTAGTTCCGGTTCGATGGTCGTGTCGAACAAGTCTCGTAGTTCTTGGTTCCACTTTGACGGATCGGTCCCGTTGTTCTCGACAATCGTTTCCAGCAACTTGCGAGGGATGCCTTTTACTGAGATTGCCATTAGACCATCCCCCTCTTCTGCATTTCTGCGAGGTCCTTGGCAGACAGGCCCATTTTCGCCAACTGCTCAGAGCCAGTGATTGTTCTGCCTGACCGTTCATCGGTCCAGTCGTAATCGCCATTGGCGAGAGGATTCACATCTCCATTGCCGTGTGCGCCAGCATCTTCGATCACAAACTTTTCTGTCTGCTTCTGGTAGCGAAGCCCGCCCTTGCGAGCTTCGCGGCCAATCAGCGAGTCAATCGCGTTCATGCACTGTTGCTTGTAGTTGGGAAGTGCTTTCACTTTCCAATCAGTGTTCGCGCACATCTGCAAAAACTCGGGAATCAACTTCGGGAAACTTTCCTTGAGTTCGGCTACGCACTCACCTTCCGTGATGCGTGCGTTCGTCAACACGGTTTGCGCGAAAAGTCCTTGGCGCTCTTTCTCGGCTTTCTGCTCGGGAGTTAGGTCGGAATCTGCGGCAGCGGCGGCGCGGCGGCGTGCTTCTTCAGCTTCAGCGGCTCCCGCATTTTCAATCTCAGTCCACTTTGTCGTGAGGGTTTTTACTTCAGCGGCTTGCGATTCGATCTTTTCGTTGATGGGCTTGAGGGCTTCCGCTACAACGGAACTGAACTTTGCGATTAACTCATCTTGCGGCGTTGGCGTGTTGTCTCCCTCGCCCGGTTTCTTGTTCCAAAGTCCCATTACTCTCAGTACCTCTAACAGAGATAATAGGGCTACCGCTGGGGTGCGTGTCAAGCACTATCTTGTCTGCCAGAACTTGCTCCTTGGGGGTCAATGGGATTTTGAGTGCCACGGCCTGAGACAGAAGAAATCGGTCCCACCATCGCTGGCTTACAACCTTCAGTTCGTCGTTACATGTTGGCCAATCGCACAATCTTAGGACAACTGGTTTCATTTGTTTTCCGCCTTCCACTTTCGATACTCTTCTTCGAGTCCCAATAAATCTTCCATTACCAAGCAGGCTCCGCGTTGAACATTTTGCACTGCTATCTGCTCTGGCGTGTACGGCACGTTGTGTACGATCTCATCGCTAGACTCTTCGTTCTTAGCGCGGAGGTCCGCCAGCAGTTCCTTCCATCCCTCCGCCGAGAATAGGGATTCCGCCTTCTCCGGGTCGCTGAACAGGGAGGGCCATCGGAGAGATTGGTTGGGGTTGCTTTCCTTGCGCCGCGCCATTTGTTGGTGCCTCCTCCGGTAACTTGTATTCGATATTCGGCACGTACTCTACTGGGTTGTCCGACACCTGGAAGTTTTTGAACGTCTCCTGCATGATCTTCGTTCCCGCTTTTATCCAGCTCAACAATGCCTTGCGGTATTCTATCGGCAGGGTTTCATTCATAACTGCTTGCATCTGCGAACTCGTCTCTTTAACGTAAGCGGAATACGCTTGCTTCAAGATGATTAAATTCTGCTTACTAATTTCCCTGTTGAGGCTTGCGGACGCGGCGCGTGTGGGAATTCGCATCTTGCGCTTGAGGTAATCGTCAAGCGCCTCTTCCAGAACTTCATCATCGAGGCCGAAAGAATTCCCTTTGCGTCCTAGTCCAAGGAATCCGTAGAAGTCTGTAAGCAGGGACATCGCTGATACGTGCGAGTGGCGGAAGTCCGATGTCCTGTGGTCGTTGCGCGAGTTTCCGTCTTGCATTACGGATAGCGTACCCATTGCTGAATACGCGCCTTTTTTGTTTGTTCCTCCCGCTCCTGCTCCAGAGATAGCAGGTCCTACACCAGCGCGTTCCTTTGCCTGCATAATCATTGCCTGCTCGTTTTGCAGCGACAATCCTGCGAACGCAACGTTGCCCACATCGTAGTGTGCGAACTGGTCTTTCTTCACGGGTAGGAATACGTTTGGAGCGAGGCGGAAGTTTGGACCGAGGTTTTTGTTTTGCGGGTCTACTGTGTTGATTCCCCACATTGAGACAGTGATTGTGTCGTTGCGCTGGTTCTTGGCTGTCGAGATTTCTTCCTGGTAGTGCTCCAGCAAGTCAGGGAATCCGCGGCCATCCACCGTTAAGCGTGTTTCAAGAATCGGAATCTGGTTGTCAGGGATGAAGTTGTAAACGCAGTTCAGAATCTTTTTCGTTTTCAGGTGATACCAAGCCATGAGGCGATGCTTCTTGCCGTGGTGCCACCACGAGAAGTAGCACTCCCATATTTCCCACTTGGCCGTTGTCTGGTCGCCAGTAGATTCTTGCGTGATTCCCTTCTTCTGCTTCTCCCGCTGCTTCACTTCATTGGGCTGGTCAGGTTGCGCCATGACCTCTTCCGCTTCGGACCTGCGGTATGTTCCCTTGAACACCCGCTCACGAATCTTGCGAATGTCTAGCGTGCAGCGGCGAAAGAGTGGGTCTGTCTCCTCGAATACTTTTACGTCAGGGTCGTAGAGAATATCTTCGTAGTCCGCGTTGATTAGCTTCGGACCTTCGTAGAGTGTTCGGTTTTCAAACTGTGCTTTCTTGTCGCGGTAGCCGGTGTAGACCGCTTCGATTCTGCTCTCGGGTGCTACGATGAGCCATGATCTCCCGCACACTGCCCCGTCATACCACCACTTGTTTTCTCGTGGATAGAGATTCAGTTCACGCGGGTCATACGCTGCATAGTCCATGAACTGCATCAGCGTCTCTGCTCGGTGGGCGTACTTCTCTGCGAGTTTCTGCTCCACGGTCCCTGTGAAGTAGCGGTACAGCACAATCGGAGAAGTCATCCACGTGAGCTGCAACACTCGGGCTGCAAGGTCGTCAATAGCTTCGCCGGCAGTTTGGTGAACTAGATTGCTGGCTCCCTCGAACGGGAATGAGCGGTTCTTTTGGAGCGGCCTACCTTCTGCGATGCGCTTCCACTTTGGAAGTAATGACGTGTGGATGTTGCGGAGTTGGGCGATGCGGGAGTTTAGATGGCGTTCGAGAAAGTGATTGATTGCCTCTTCAACATCTTTCCCAAACTCTATAGTGCAGGGGGCGAACGACTCTGACTCAACTGCGTCAATCGATGTCGTTACCGCTGGACTGGCCATAGGCGGATACTAGCACAAATCAGTCCGATTCGCGGGTAGTTAAATTCATCAGCCACCACTTTGCCATGTCAATAAGCCAGTTCATTTGGGAGAGGCTTGCACTATCCTGCGTTAGCACTCCGCCAGTTGACGTTTTGTTGTCCTCGTAGGTTTCGTAGATGATGATTACGGTTTTCATCTTGTCCGCATTTTCCATAGCCTTAGCAATCGTATCGGTTACATCGGAAAAGTTTTCTCGCGTGAATTGCATCTCAATACCCCGCAATCCCTGATTGCCTGCTCGCAAAGGCTGCCATCTGTTCCCGTAAGAACTCTCGCGCTTGTTTGTTGTCGCCAATCTCTACGATCTTGGAGTAGTGTCCCAGAACGTCCAGAGCGTCCAGTTTTCCCGCTGGATAGTTCTCGTAGTCCTCGACGAACTCTTTCTGCTGGCCTTGCTCTGGATTGCACCAGATTTGTCCCGCCTTGAAGGTTGGCTCTAGGGATTCGATTCTGTTCTTCATCGCTGCTAACGAATCGTCGTCCTCGAATTCGATGGGGTCTAGCGATATTTTCTCCCGCTTGTCGCGCTCGGTCAGGTAGAACGCAAGCAATTCTTTCGCAGTCTGTCCCATGTACACCGTTGGCGTCCTTACCTGCTTCAATCCATTCCGCATCGTCCAGTTGCCGTATTGCTTGTACATCTCTTCGACAAGCGTGGAGTAGGTACAGTCTTTCTGCCACAACCCGAGCAAATAAATGCGCGAACTCTCTGGGTCGAACCCAATACTCCAAATCACATGCTTCTCGCGCTTTACCTTACGAGCGTGCATCGGGTCCACGATGATCGTAATTTCCAACACGCCAGCCATGATGTCTTTGACGGCTGTGCCTTCGTAGACGGCGTGCTCGATCATCAGAGCGTTTCGCAAGTCGTCTTTCCCGAATCGTGGGTCTGCTTCTTTGAAACGGAAGTTTCTCAGCCATGCCTTGTTGAAAATGCACTCTTCCGGCAGCATGCTTAAATTGCGGTAAAAGTGGGCGTAGTCGTAAGGTGGATTGTCAATCTTCTTTTGCTCTAGGACTTCCCATGAGAACTCTTCTGGAAATATCGGCACTCCAGGCTCCGAATGTAGCTTGCAGCACCCACCCTGGGCGTCGTGCGTCTGAAACTCAAATTGCGGTTGGTTCTTGCGAATCCAAGAGTTTAGGTCCGCGTGGCCCCAGCGATTGCCTACAACCAGCTGCCGCGTAGCCTTTCCACTTGCTGTGTCCATTCGAGTAGTCAACTGCCGGTGCCAGCGAATTGTGTCCTGAACAATGGAACCATCGCCGGTCAGCATAGACTTCTGTGCCTTGCGTCCAAACAGGTCGTCCTCGATTGTGTTGTCTGCTCGCACACCTTGTAGCGCGTGCCCTACGCCACAGTAGGCGTAAGTTGGGTTTGTAGGGTCAATCATCAAGTCGCGGTTGCGCTTCTGATATTTCGCGTGATCGTTCCACTCGCAGTTTCTATCTGGCAAGATTCCTGCGAACACCTGCCGGAATAAATCGTTGTCATGGTAGGCGAAGTCAACTTCCTTGCCGATGTCTACAGCTCGCTTGTCAATTTCGTGTGCTACCAGCGTGCGCGTATTTGGATTGTGTACGCTTCGCATGTACTGCATCCAGCGCTTACCGAATCCCAACTTCGACATTTCGTGCTCATCGTCGGGGGTCCAATTCAAAGCCCACCAAATAGAAAGGGCTGTTGAAATTGTCGTTTTGAACATTCCCATCGGGACTTCGAGCACAAGACGGAGATCATCGGACTCAAGGGAAGCGCACAGGTATTTGTGGAAGGTAGTTAGGCGAGCCTTGCCGAGGACGTGCTTGGCGAACCAGTACAGAGAGCCGAGACTGTTGAGGCGGACGGCGCGGAAGTGACCTTCGTAATCTTCGGCTACATCTGGAACTGTTAGTATTTTCCACTTGCTCATAAAAATTGGCGGCTGGGGATGGAATCGAACCACCTACGCTGGCCCTTGAGTGTATTCGCCCGTCGTCCATACATAGGCGGTACGCTTATAGGGAAAACCCACTCGGGGGCCACGCTCTACCAGTGAGCTACACCAGCCGATTGTCTATTCCGAAGTATATAACGCCTGCGTTCCCTTGAACGAGCGCATTTCCAACTCGCCGTAAAGCTGCGCGATCACGTCCCCGTCCTGGATAATCCGCACGCGCACTTCTTCTTTGCGCCCTGTCTTTTTTTCGGTTGCTGTAAGCGTGGAGCGATTCCCTGCGTAGGACGGAAACATCACACGGTCTCCGAGATGATACGATTTTGCGTCCGGTCCTACGCTTACTACTTCTCCGGTCATTGGTTCGCTTTTCTGATTATCAGGGATGATGATGCCAGTGGAAGTTCCTTTTCCCTTGCATTCGGGACAAGGTATAAATCCACGGCCCTCGCAGTCGGAACATTTCACGGTAAGCTCTGCGTTCCCGGCCTTCGGTCGTTTCCCAGATCCCTTGCACTCTTCGCAGGTGAGCACAGACACTTCTTTGCCTTCTATTGTGTGATGCTCTTTATCCATACACTTCAAGCATTCGTATCCGCTACGGTGCTCGTCTTCACGAATAATCACCCGCTCGCCGCGTGCCTCGAATCCTGTCGCGCCAACCCAGAAAACGTTTCCTTCCTGTCGTACTAGTGCAAGTGAAAAGGCGATAGCTTTTGCTTCCTCTTCGTTTCGGGCTGGAATAAAACTTCCTGCTTTAGTTTCAATCGGTGGCATGTCTCGGCTCCCTCACATTTTCAGCGTGGATTCTACAATTCCCTCTACTTGCGCTTTGGTATCCAAGCGCACAATGAACGGCTGATTTCCGCGTGGGTCGCCGCCCAGTGGAATCGTAACCTGGAGCACGATCACATCGGGAGTGATTTGCTGCTGTCCGTTTTTCTGCGTTGGGTTGGCGATGCCGAGCGACAATCCTCCGCTTTGCACTTTGGCGAGCACGCCGCGGATCCACTCGTTGCCGTACTTCACGTGCACCAGGTCGCCAGCGGCCAACTCGTTGCCCAGCATGTCACGCACTTTCCACCACATTCTCCACCGTAACACCTGCGTCCGCGCTCACGTAGAACACGGCTACGGATTTTCCTTCGCGCATGATGCGGAGCAACTTCGGATCATCTTCCATCGCTCCCGTGAATTTGTCCATTAGCCGCTTACCGCACTCCACGCGCTCACCGGATACGCGGCCTACTTCGGAGCCGTCAACTTTTATGGAGTAGGTGTCGCTCATTTCACCGCCAACACACTACGAGCTTAATTCCGAAGTTTTCTTTCCAAAATACTACCTGCTTTGTCGGCTCGGGAAAAAGTCCAGCAAGTCTGTAGTATCCCCACTCCAAGCATTTCAGAGTAATGGGGTGAACATCGTACAGGTTAAAATCTTTCCTGTGCCAGCCGTCGTTCATTTGCTCACCTTCGCCCCGCGCCCGCCGCCGCCCGCCACTTTCCGGTTTCTGCTTCCGCGAAGTCCGCTATCTCCCTCAAGCAAGAAACGTCGTAAACGTGAAGCGGGCTAGCCGATGGACTAAAAACATAGTCATTCCAAGCGCTCCAAAACTCGATTAAGCCAATAATGGAGTCACTCCCAACGTTAGACACTTCCCAGCTTCTGCGCCCTTCGTTGTTTATTTCGGCAAAGTGCAATCGTCCACTCAACGTGCTTCCCGTCCTTCAAATGTCGGCTCATCCCACGCTTCAATGTACCAGCCATACCCATTGTGCATCACAAAAAGAAACGGGTCTCCTTCTTCGTAGTGGTAGATAATAAATTCCACTTCCGGCAATTTCTCTTTGATCTGGATGGCCTTATTGAGCACATGCACAGGAATCTCGTAACGATACTCCGTGAACTTGTAGGGGATGAAATTCTTTCGCCCGATCCCGTGCCCCTGATTCTTGGAATCCATGTACGCTTTGACCTGCTTGGAGTCGAGCGTCTCTATCTCTAATTCCGCGAGAACATTTCCGAGGAGAATGTCGCGTGGCTTATAGCCGAGAAGTTGCTTGGCTTGATTGAGCACTTCGCGGTGCGTATCCGGCTTTGGGTCTGGAATCTCTCGCTCTATATCTTCCAGTGTCAGGACCTGTGCTTTGGCTTGCACCTCGACCTCTTCAGGGTCAGCGACTTCTGCAATTAGCTTCTGTTTAGTTTTGTTTATCGGCCACATCACTTTCCTCCCTTTCCGTTTTTCGCGCTCCCGCCCTTCGCCGCAAGCGCGGATTCCCCGGCCCGCCGTTTTCCGTACAAGATTGCGCCGTTCTTTCCACGTCTGCCGAGGTCGTACTCGATACAGTCGAGAACCGCACGTTTCAGGAAAGCGCTCAGTGGAATTAAGCCAGCGGCGTCCTTGATTGTTGCGTACTCTGTATCGCTCACTATTACTGTAATTCTCATCGTGAGCAGACATTATCACTTGTGCGCCGCGCTTGTCAATGCTAAACTTCCTCACATGAAACCGTACTACCAACACGCCGGCATCACCATCTACCACGGGGATTGCAGAGAAGTACTGCCCTCGCTGCCCGCTTCTGGCGTGGTGGTTACGGACCCACCGTACAACATTGGCTATCACTATGACGGGTACAAAGACAATCTTTCCGAGGATGAATACCGCGAGTTGATCTCGAGCACGGTTCGCTTGCCCAGCGTTGTGTTGCACTACCCGGAAGATTCTGTGGGTATTTCTTTCGCGCTTAACGAACTGCCTGAAAAGTGTGTCGCATGGACGTACAACGCAAATACGCCGCGTCAGTGGCGCATGATTTCGTGGTTTGGAATTACGCCCGACTTCTCGCGTATGAAGCAGCCGTACCTCAATCAAAACGACCGACGGATCCGCGCCTTGATGGACGGCGGTTCACTTGGAAGAGACCTCTACGATTGGTGGCATGAAGAGCAAGTCAAGAATGTCTCGGAAGAAAAGACAGAACACCCCTGCCAGATTCCGCTTTCCGTAATGCTAAAGATCTGTGGCGTTACACATTGCGGACTCGTGATTGACCCGTTTGCGGGAAGCGGTACAACGCTGGCGGCAGCACGAGCGCATGGCATAACGGCCATCGGCATAGAAATCGAAGAGAAGTACTGCGAGATAGCGGCGAAACGTCTCAGCCAAGAAGTTCTTGATTTTTCTCCTAATATCGTTCATCCTTGATTCGGGAAAAAACTCTTTGACGAGTGCGCGGTCTTCCCAACTGTAGCATCGCAGCTCCAGACTAGGCCGCGCAACTCGTCGAGTTTTGAAGTCTGCGAGTCAGGTGCTCTTTGTCACCAGATGAACTATTTTGGGTTGGCGCAAAAGGCGGCTTAGTCCGCGAGAAGCATTGGAGAAAGATGGGAGAGTCAGTGTGGCTCTTTCTCTGGTTCCTCTTAAAACAAACAAGTGTGAGTGAGAGTGGAGAAGGTGTGGTTTGTTACGGCCACCCATTCACGCGAAAGGAGATAAGCCTAGCTACAGGGTTCCCTGAGTATCAAATAAAACGCTGGACCGCTAGGTTACGACAACACAAGTACATTAGAACCGCAGAAGTCAATCCTCACGGCGTAGTGATATTCATCCAAAAAGCAAAACACAAAAACAAGAGACGCGGTACAAAGATGCACCGGGCTACTTGGCTACCCGGTACAAATATGCACCAGGTACCCGGACAGAATGGACCGTATTACCGTGAGTACAATGGAGTTAAGGTGCTCGACAAAACTCCTATTCCTAAAGACCTTTCTTACTACAACAAAGATGCGGCGGCAAAAGCTGCCGCCGTACCCAATTTCTCCGAGATTGTCCAGAAAATGCCCAAAGAAAGGAGTAAGAAAGAACTGGACGAGCGGATCATGGTCCTCAAATCGCAAGCCGAGGCCATGAAGAGCAAGTACAAGAACTGAGGTGTTAACTATAGAGATAACGTACCGACAATTCGCATACCTC